AATTATTAAAGGTGCTAGAGAAGCGGTTGAGGCTAGGCAAAATATAAGTACTTTAAATAAAACGATTGTACAAAGGTTAGAAAGATTTCCATCTTCTTACAAAGTTGCTACGGACTACGAAAATGTAATTAAACTTTTAGTTTATCCGGTTATTAGCGTTACTTCTATTACTTATTTAGATGAAAATGGAAATACGCAAACATTACCACAAAATTTATATGAAGTTGATACCTATAGAGGTATTATTGGTGAAGCTGTAGATGAGGATTTTCCAGATACTTACCTTTCATTGAATGATGTTACGATTACTTATGTAGCTGGATTTGGTACGGCTGCCACAAGCTGCCCAACAGATATTAGAATAGCTATTTTAAAAATGATAGCTAGCATTTACGAGAATAGAACGGATAGCGTTTATAAAATGCCTACGGCTTCCGATGTTATGTTAAATCGACATAAGTATGACTGGGTATAATAAGAATGAAGTTATTGGTAAAATGAGGGATAGGATAATCCTTCAAAATGTTACACGAACAAAAACGTTAACAGGTTTTACAACCGAAGCATGGACGAATACGGCTACTATTTGGGCTTATATTGATAGTAAATTATCGCGTTCAAACGAAACAGTTATTGAGGGCAAAAATACCGTTAAGAATGTTATTGAATTTACCATTAGGTATAATTCAAGTATCACCGAGGAATCAAGAGTAATTTTTAACAACAAAGTATATCAAGTAAAAAATTTAGCCGTAAGTCATGATAAGCGATTCATTGACTTTACGGGTTTTTATTTTGATAGCTACGCAACCGTTTAATTATGTTTATTAGTCAATCAAAATTAAACAACCTTAGAAAGCTTCAATCGCAAACACAAAAAAAGCTCACTAAGAAAGGTGTTTTATTTGCTATTTATAACATTGCGGAAGCTGTTGTTGAGCTTGATAATTTAATGAAAAATATCACTGTTGAAAAAAGAAAAGAAATTCAAAAGGCTGCCGAACCAGTAGCCTTAGCGACATATAGGAGTTTTGTACCTGTATCTAAAAAACCACATTATTATTATATTAAAGGTCAGGGTTTAATGTATGGAATTAGTCCTGGAAATTTACGACGTTCTATAAAAATTATTTCGGACGTAAAGAATTTAGAAAAAAGTCAAACTTCCTTAATTGGGCCTTTATATCAAGTACAAGGAAGAGGAGCAAAGTTAGACAATGAAATGACTACCGATGGATTTTATGCGCACATGGTGTATGGCAATACAAGGGGATGGGTTAAAAAAGTAAAGAATAAAGCCGAAAGAGCAGCTTCAATGGCTGTAATTCAAAAGATGTCGCAAGAAGCAATAAGGGTAGCAAAAGAATACCCGCGTAAATTCTGGGAAATATGATAGGTAAACTAATATATGCGAGATTGTCAACTGCTTCAAATATTACTGCCATTATCGGCGCTAATATCTATCCTGATATTACGCCTCAAAATGTTGATTATCCATTTATTGTTTATTCCATCATTGATAGCAATCCAGTTGACTTTAAAGACGGACAAAGTAATCTTGAAGAAATTGATTTGCAAATTGACGTATATACCCAAAATTATGACACTACACAAAACCTAGCTAATTTAATTAGAAATAGATTGGACAGATTTGTTGGTACGCTTGAGGGTGTTGAAGTGCAAAGTATAAAATATGTTAGGCAAAGTTCACAGGTATTCAATGCAGAACTTTCTGTCTATTGGGTGAGTATTGATTTTATGATAAAAATGAAAAGATGAAACTAAGGCTTTTAAAAGAATGGAATGGAAAACAACCGGGTAAAGTAGGCGTTTTTCTATCTGAATATGGCGAGCAAATGATTAAGGATGGCATAGCGGAGCTACTCGATGAAGATTTTGTCGTGGAAGATATGCCTAAGAAAGAGGAGGCAAAACAAGATCCTGTTTACATTCCTGTTTTTCTTAATTCAGAACATTTCCAAAACGAAGAAGAAAATATTACTAAACAAAAAAATAAATAAATATGGCAACTACTGGAATAATTAATGGTACGTTGATGAGGCTTTACAAAGATAGTACAGCTATTGGGTATGCTACTTCGTGCCAAATGAACGTATCTGCTGCTATGCGTGAAATTCTTACAAAAGATAGCGCAGCTGGTGGATGGAGGGAAGTTAAAAAAGGGCAACTTTCTGGAACACTTTCTACGGAGGCATTATACGCGGGCCCGGGCGATGCTTCTACCAATTACCTATTTGATGATTTGTTTACCGACTTAACAGCAGGTACGGAACTTACTATTAAATTTACTACAGACGTTGTTGGCGATAATGTGTACACTATGAAAGCCATTTGTACATCCTTAGACCTTAACGCAGGTGTGGAAGAAAATGTTAGCTATTCAGCATCCTTTGAGGTGACTGGTGCAATTACAAAGACAGTTAAAGCATAATTTTAAATCCTAACACATGAAAACAATAACAATAGCCAACACATCCATACCGATTAAATTTGGTATGTATGTGTTAGGTACATTTCTAAGGGAGAGGAAACTTAAATTAAGTGACCTTTCCCTTTTAGGAGAAGATCTTTTACTTGCCCTTGAACTTGCTTTCGCAGGCGTTCAACAAGGTTATAAAACTAAAGGAGAAAAATGTCCTTATGACTTACAATCTTTTTGCGATTTGGTAGACACTGATATGGGTGGCATAGCCCGTATAATGGAAATGATTTCAAATGAGATTTCACCTCCAGAAGATGAGAGCCAAAAAAACGTAGTAGCGAAGGCGGAGAGCTCACCCTTGAATACATCGAGCGATTTTGTTTCGGAGTTTTAAGGTTCCCACCTTCGCAATATAATGAAATGAGTTTTAGAGAGGTTGTTGTAGCTATGCAAGGTTATAATAATTTCTTTGAACAACAGGAGCAAACCGAATGGGAAAGGGTTAGATGGCAGACAACACTTTTACTAAATGTCCATACGGCAAAAGGTAAGAGTTTAAAGCCAAAAGATTTAATCGAATTTCCATGGGAGAATCCTACTAAAAAAGAAACTAAAAGAAGTTTGACAAATACTGACAAAACAATATTTGACAAATGGGATAAAGAAGCATAATGGCAATAGGTAAATTACTTTTAAAGCTGGGTATTGATACCACTAATCTCGATAAAGAGTTAGGTAAGGTAGAAAAATCTATGACGAGATTTGGACAAAATATGTCTAATCTTGGTTCAACTTTAACCCAGTCATTAACATTGCCTATTATTGGCGTCGGTGCGGCTGCTTTAAAATCTTTTGCGGATATGGAAAAACTGCAAAATGGTTTAATTGCCATTATGGGAAGTAGCGAAGGGGCAGCGATTGAATTAGAAAAATTACGAAAGGTTGCCGAAAATCCGGGACTTGCTTTACCCGAAGTTGTGAAGGCATCCGCTTCTTTACAAAGTGTAGGGATGAATGCCGACGCTGCAAGGGAAACTATAACACAGTTTGGTAATGCCGTAGCAAGGGCAGGAGGTGGTGCAGAACAATTTGATGGTGTAGTGTTGGCACTATCACAGATAAGCGCGGTTGGTAAAGTTACGCAGGAGGATCTTAATCAGATTAAAGAAAGGTTGCCAGAGTTTGCGAGGGTGATGAAAGAAGAATTTGGTGTAGTGACTGCCGAAGGAATAAGGGAGTTAGGAATAAGCAGCGAAGAATTTATAAAAAGAAGTGTTGGTGCTTTAGGAAATTTGGAAAGGGCAAACGGTGGTCTAGCTAATACGTTTGATAATTTAAGGGATAATGTTAGTGCATCATTAGCAGAGTTAGGTAAAGCAATAAATGAAACATTAAACTTAGAAGCAGTTGCCGCAGCATTAAGTACAGGATTACAAAGGTTAGTAGATGGATTTAAGTCGCTTAATCCGGAGACGCAAGGCTTTATTGTTAAGGCTGGTTTATTAGTTGCAGCTTTAGGGCCCGCTATCTTTATAGTAGGTAAATTGATTACTACTTTTAGTGCATTGATAGGTACTACAAGATTAATAATGGATACAGTTAAAAAATTATCTACAGTAATATCTGGTGCCTTCGCAAAAATACTTGCTAATCCTGCTATTCTTGGTGTTACTTTAGCCATTGCGGCAGTTGGTGCGATTGCCTTATATGTTTACGATAACTGGAAAGCATTTAGCGATAATTTTAAAAACATTTGGATAAATATTAAGAACTCTGTTATGCAAGGAGTTACTTTTGTTTTAGGTAAATTAGATAGTTTACAAAAGGCATTAGGTTTAGATTTATTTGATTTGTCAGGTATGACAAAGTATCAAGAAGAACAAAGGATAGTAGCAGCGGAATTTAAAACAATAGGCGAAACAGTCGATAGTCTTAAAGGCAAATTTAAAAGCTTATTCATGGCTGCTCCGGGCAAAGGTGGAGGTGGTGGTGCAACAGAAGGAAATGGTGAATTAGTATTTGGCAGCGGTGGCGCACCGACAGGAGGAGGAACGGGAGGAGGTAAAGGCGTTGGAGCGGCTTTAAATACTCCAATAGATACAGTAAATTTATTGCCTACCTTAGATTTACTTCCAGATAAAATAGAAAGTATTTCAGCTGCAAATGAAAGATTAAAACAAACAAATGAAGATGTAGCTAAATCATTTAATAATATTACACCTGCTGTAAAATCTGCCGCAGATATGTTAACACCTATGCAAGCTATATTAGTGGAAGGAATAAATACTTTTGCTGATTTAGCGGCTGGTGGTTTTGAGAGTATGAAAGAACTTGCGCAGGCAGTTAAAAAAAGTGTTGCTGAAATAATAGGCAATCTTATTAGAATGTTTGTTGCTAAGGCATTAGCAGGTTTGCCTCCTACCCCTTTTATGTTAGCCATTGCGCCTGCAATAGCAGCATTAGCAGGTAATTTAGGTAAAAGTTTAATAATGAAGATTGGCGCACCTAAGTTAGCTGAAGGAGGTTTAGCATACGGCCCTACCATGGCAACCGTAGGAGATAACAGAAACGCTCGTGTTGATCCAGAAGTTATTGCACCTTTATCAAAGTTAAAATCAATGATGGGAGATATGGGAATAGGTGGCACATTGGAGACAAGGATAAGCGGAAATGATTTGATTATATTACTTAACAGGTCACAGAAAGGTCTTAACAGAGTACAGTAATGGCAGCAAGGTTTCAAACGACAGTATATAATGAGAAAGGCAGGAAAATAGTAATTGCTATTAAAGACAAGGTCTTTTCCGGTATGACTTATGATTTTGATACTATTGGTTTGCAGCTTCAGTACGACAGTGAAAGTCAGCAAGGACAAGAAAGATTTACGCCTATTATTGGCTCGCGTTGTTCATTGTCTTTACTTATAAATAATAGTGATCTTGAAACATTACTTCTTGATATTGGATTGGCAGTTGAGGGAAGGTTCACAATGGAGCTGACCGCCTACGAGGATGATAACACAACAGTATCATTTAAATGGTATGGCTATATAGTTACAGATTTGGTGGAATTTGAAGACGTGCCATTAGTGATAGGTTATCAGGCTCAAATATCTGCAATAGATGGATTAGGATGGCTAAAGACATTGGATTATAAAAGCGCGGTTGGGCCCTACAACGGGCAGGACACAGTTGTACAGCATATTTTAAACTGTTTAAATCAGTTGGATTTTGTACAAGAGAACTTAGTGGCAAATAGTTTGCCAGTGTTACATACTATTTTTAACTGGCATGAAAATACAATAGCATACAATGCTGCCTCTGATTATTCTTTATTGACAGTTATTCAGCATCGGGCATTTTACCATAAAGACACTAAAAGCAATTATGTCTATCAAAGTTGCTACGATGTTTTAAAGAAGATTTGTCAAACGTTTGGAGCGAGATTAATATTTAGTGGGAATCAATATTGGTTTATTCAGGTCAATGAATATTCAAGAACTCCAGCAACTAAAAGATACTTTAAATATAATGCTTTTGGCATTCAGCAATCAGGTATATTTACCGCAGATTTAACTTTATCAAATATTCAGACCAATCTACCGGGAAGTGACTTAATGAGATTGAGCGGAGGTAAATGGACTTATTACCCTGCTTTAAAAAATGTGGTAATACGTTATAATCATTTTGCTAAACAGAATTTATTAGCAGGTGTAGAATATAACTACGCAACTAATACTACTCCGGTAATTACTACAACTCCCACATTAGATGCCTCTAATCCGGATGCTCGATTAAGCTACACCGGAATACTTGGATTTTACGCGCAGGCTTTAAATCCTGTAAACTTTGAGCCGTTTCAATTTGTGTTTGCCGTTAAGGTAGCATCTATAATCAATAGCTTTCCTTTACAAGGTTTTGAAAGTGCTAATTGGACATTAGGCAGCGGATGGATTATTGATAATAAAATACTTGAAGGTACTTTGATAGCTACGGAAGCGTTTTACACTACATTCACAGTTACATCAGGAAGGAAATATTATGTTAAAATAAAAGTTGATATAGAAAATAGTGGTAGTCTTAGATTACGTTTAGGAGGAGTAACAAAAACAATTACAGAAAGTGGTGATTACGATTATGTCATTTTATCCACTAATACAGACACATTAAAATTAGATAGTGTTTCTACTCCAAAGTTTACCGGTAAAATAAAATCGTTACAGGTAAAGCAGGAAAATAAATACTTAAAAAGAGGCGTGACTTACACGAATGGATTTAACTTCCAATTAGAGCCAGCAACGTGGGAAAATACATTTTACGAATATGAATTTAATACAGAAACAATAACGGCTGATGCTGCTTTCGTTGCTTATAAAACTATCACATTTGATACCTTAGATATTCCAGAAAGTGCTGAGTACGTATGGGAAATGAGATTAAAAGAAATGCGAAATGAGGCAGGAAGTAGTATAATTTCCAACTTTGCCGTATCTTATTTACTTAGTAACAATTACCTTGAATTTTTACCTACTGGTGCCGTATCTGGGCAAAGCGATATTCTTGAATACGGTTCTGATAACGACGATAAATCTTCCACAGTTTTTAGCCTTGATACATATATAGGTGACGGGCCAAGTAAAACAACAGATGGAGGATTAAAGGTTCTTGAATCAGGTACGTATGAAAATAGTAGTAGTTGGGATGTTGGCAACGGATCCGGATTTAATAATGTGACACAATTATTAGTAAACGAAGTAATACGCGGTCAACTTACTCCAAAGCTACGCATGGTAGATATGCCATTTCAAAATCTATCAGTTGATAATCCTTATTTGCCTCATAAAGTTATAGAATATTCATCCGGATATTACGTTTTTGAAAGAGGATCATTAGATTTAAAAACAGAAATTTGGCAAGGTGATTACTTTAAAATAGAACTTGATGCCTAACTACACAGAAAGAACCGTATTATCCAAACCTCGTGACTTTAATCAAGTGGCAAACAATGCCGGAAGTGGTGGAGTGGTAAATAATAACGTCACGGAAACTATAAACAATGTCACTGTTACAGGTTCAGCCATCGCAATATTTAATCAAGAATTTCTTGATACGACATCCAATGTTTTAACTTGGACACAGAACAATGGAACATTACCAGTGGCTAACCTACCTGCCTCTGTTCATGTGTACCAGAATGGGCAAAAATTAATAGATAGCCAATATAATATCACATTACCTGCCACTATTACTATAGATTCAAACAGCCATTACGATGGAAGTAATTACATTGTATTTGCTATAAATATAAACTAATGGAAGAAATTAAAGCACCAAAAAAAGAAAGAAAGTTTTTAAAAGCCGTTGGGAATATTGCCAAAGTTTTAGCCAATGAATTAGTAATGGGAATTGCCAGAAAGTTTATAGGCAAAGCTATTGACAAAGTAGGCAATAAACGGCAAGGGCTTGTTATTGCTTTTGCATTAGTAGCAGGTATTTCTTATGCCTCTATTGACTCTATTCCCTATCCAGTGACAGGAAATAAGCAGCGTTTAGGCTGGCAGACCAGTGGCAACGGGCTCGTGTGGAGAGGAAGAGTTAACGATACTATTACAAAGCCTACAAGCTATGCAGATAAAAATGTAAAGGCTTATCTTATCCTTGACTCTGTTAGCGGCTCTTTATATGTTTTTAAACAAGGTGCATGGGCAGCTATTACCGGTGCAGGAGGAGGTTTAACTATGCCCTTTGATTCCATCACCTTTAACACGGCAAAGGATGGCACGGTAGGAGTTGGAGAGGTAGAATATAATGATACGCAAGGCTCTTTAATTCAAGGATTAAAAGGTGGTAATGTTACCAATGTCATTGGGCAGCAATTACATCAAAGAGTCAACAATCGCACAGGCGCAACTTTAAGCAAAGGAACGGCAGTTTATTTATCAGGAAGTCAGGGAAATAGAATAACCGTTGCTAAAGCCTTAGGCGTTACCGATGCCTTTTCGGCTAATACATTTGGAATAGTAGCTGAAGATATTTTAAACAATCAAAGCGGATATGTTATAACTGAAGGATTAATTAAAGATATAAATACAAGTGCTTTAGTTGAGGATTCAGCGGTTTATTTATCGCCAACGGTGGCAGGTGGTTTAACATCTACAAAACCTCAAGCGCCACAACACACGGTTTACATCGGTGTTTGTGTCAAAAGCAACGCTGGTTCGGGAGAATTATTTGTTAAAATAAGGAATGGGCAAGAGCTTGACGAGCTTCATGATGTACGTATAACTTCACCAGTTGACAAGGCATCTTTATATTATTCTGGTGGATTATGGCGCGATACAACGGCAGCCCTTTTAGTAAGTGACACGGCTTCGATGCTTTCTAATTACGCAACCAAAGCATACGCAGATACAACGGGCAGATTTTATGCAAGGCAAGAATTTAGGAATGTTTCATCCTCAACTTTGACTTGGACACAGACAGATACATTAGTTGTAAATGATACTACCTCTTTACAAGTTTATAGAAATGGTCAAATATTAATGCCAAATCAATATACAGTACCAACAAAAACAAGCGTAGTTATATCCGCATCATCTTATAAAGCAGGTGAAAATTACACGGTGATTTTTCCGCGTGGTGGTGGTGGTGGTGGTAGTGGATCGGGAAGTTTAACCTCAATTTCAGCAGGTACTGGTATCCTTGTTTCGCCTAACCCGATAACAACAACGGGCACGGTTTCGGCTGACCTTTCGGTATTGATGGAATTAACAGATACAAGTTTATTGAACCTTACTTCTAGGTTTGCAACAAAACAAAACGACATTATTTTAACTACAACAGGCATAAGTGGAGGGGCTACATTGTCAAATGATACTTTAAACATACCTCAATATAGCGGTGGTGGTAGCGTTACAAATATTGCCACAGGCTACGGAATAACAGGTGGACCAATAACAACGACGGGAACTTTAAGTCTTGATTCAGCAACTATTTACGACTTCGTAAGAGATAGTATAGTAAATTTACAAATAGGAAAAGATACTTTAAAAATACTAAAACAAGAATATAACAACGTTACAAGTGACACATTAATTTGGACGACAACAAATAAATTTCCTATTCAATTAAGAGCTTATATTTTACTATTTAGAAATGGACAGTTATTGATAAATGACCAATATTCTATTATTGACACAAACAAGGTAAAGGTAGCAGCCACATCTTATAAGATAGGTGAAAACTATACTTTAGTCACTGTATCCGGAAATACTTCAATTTCTTCTGGGCAAAATAACACTGTTTACCCGGAAGCAGGTATAGCAGTTAGCACAGGCACAACTTGGACAACATCCATTCCCAATAATAGTACAAATTGGAACACAGCTTATACAGATAGATTAAAATGGGATGGTGGCAGCACAGGACTTACTCCATCGACAGGGCGAACAAGTTTAGGAGGTACAACGATAGGACAATCAATGTTCACATTAACAAATCCTTCCGCCATTACCTTTCCTCGTTTTAATGCTGACAATAGTATTTCTGCTTTAAATGCAGCTTCTTTTAGAAGTGCCATTGGTGCAGGTACAGTTACGGAGGTGGATGCTTCGGCAACGGCTGGGAATCCAATATCAATAACAAACAAAACAACCACTCCAATAATAGAATTATTGAGCGCAACAAGTAGCAGGAATGGTTATTTAACTTCTACAGATTGGACAACTTTTAATAATAAATTAAATATATCCGATACTGCTTCAATGTTATCAAATTACAATTCACGAATTAATTTAAAACTAAATATTTCTGATACGGCTGCAATGCTTTCAAATTACAATTCACGAATTAATTTAAAACTAAATATTTCTGATACTACGAATATGTTAAATCCATATTTTAGAGATGCAGACACAACAAGTTTAAATTTAACTACAAGATTTGCAGCGAAACAAAATAATTTAACGCTTACTACAACAGGCACTAGCGGAGCAGCCACATTGATAGGTTCAACTTTAAACATTCCTCAATACACAGGAGGAGGTGGCGGATCGGGTACAGTTACAAGCGTAGCATTAACGGCACCTTCAATATTTAGCGTAAGCGGTTCACCTATTACAACAAGTGGAACTTTAGCCCTAACATATAGCGGAACGGCTTTACCGTTGTTAAATGGTGGTACAGGTGCAACCACAGCGGACGGTGCATTGACTAATTTTGGAGCATCGGCAGTGGGTAAATCTTTGTTTAGTCTTACCAATAGCGTATCCGATAAATTTATTAAAGTAAATTCTAACAATACTATTACACTTTTAAATGCATCTGATACGAGAACGGCAATAGGGGTTCCGAGTTCAGCTACTACAATATCTACATCTTCACCTTTAAGCGGTGGAGGTGATTTAACTGCAAACAGGACAATTTCTATTTCTCAATCAAGTGGCAGTGTAAATGGCTTTTTATCATCTACGGATTGGACTACATTTAATAATAAACAAAATGCCATTACATTAACAACAACTGGAACAAGTGGAGCAGCTACATTAACAGGAGCTACTTTAAACATACCTCAATATTCTGGTGGTAGCGGAACGGTAACTAATATTTCAGTTACATCACCATTAACAATAACTAATCCAACTACTACACCGTTAATACAAATTAATGCTGCAAATGGTACATCAAGTTCTGGCGTAGTTACAACTGTTGCACAACAATTTGGAGGTGCTAAAACTTTTAATGCTAATTTGACTACTAATGGCAATATGGAAGTTGATGGTACTATGAATGTAGATTTAAAAGCTACTTTTGGAGCTGCTATAAAGGCTACATCACTTGAAAGAAATGTAATAAATACAACTGGAACATCTATAACATTAGGAATCGCAACAACTTGGTTAAATATTCATCAATCAAGTAATTTTACTGTTACTTTGCCAAATGCTGCAACTTATCCAGGAAAAGAAATACATATTAGAAATAGTTCAACTGGCGTTGTTTTATCTGCAAGTTCTAATATAATTGCTCCGGATGTAAGTCACGCAGGCGCAACAACTACTTTAATTATATCTGGCGTTACTCCAGCTCATTTTGCCACTTTAGTTAGTGATGGTACAAATTGGGTAATAACACAATTTAAATGAAAAATCATTAAAAACATAAACATGAAACAACTCCTTTTCCTCCTCCTTTTCCCTTGCCTTGCCTTGGCGCAATACCCAAACAACGGAAACCAAAAAATAACGCTTGGGGAACAAACGACAGCCGACGGACTGGTTTTTCGGGGTGTGGCAAATGATACCAATGTCATTACGCCATTTAGCGATACAAGTGCGTACATCATTCTTGATACGGCTAACAGTAAATTTTACCATTACAACAGAACAACGACATATTGGGCATTGGCAGGAGGTGGCGGTGGTTCGACGCTTGACACGGCTACAATGTTATTGCCTTATTATCGCGCAGGTAGAAATGGCATCATTCAAGTAGCCGATGTTCCAACGCTAAACCAAAACACAACAGGCAGCGCAGCGACTTTAACAACGGCAAGAAATATAAGAACAAATCTTGCATCGGCTTATGGTGCTAATTTTGACGGCAGCGCAAATATTACCCCAGGTGTTATGGGTGTGTTAGGCGCAGGCAACGGAGGTACAGGTGCTAGTAATTTTGGCTCCCCAAATAGAATACCTTTTGTTTCTTCATCGGGTTCATTGACAACCGACACATTCTTTGCTTATAACGGAAGCACTCAAAGGCTAGGTGTTGGCATTCCAAGTCCAACAGAAAAACTTCATGTTGATGGTAATGGTTTATTTACTGGTAGTATGTCTTTAGGAACGCCATTAACAGGTGGCAACGGAGGCACAGGCTTAACAACATTTGGATCGGCAAATAGAATACCTTATGCTTCTTCAACAACTGCATTAACAACAAGTGATAATTTAACATTCGATGGTACAGTTTTAATTTTAAGAAAAAATTCAAGCGGAGCAACTTTTGCAACCCTTCCTAATATATCAGTTGAAAATACAAACACAGGCACAAATTCTTATTCGTCAATAGGCGTAAAATCATTAAATAATGGAGTTATTGGCGATTTATTGGCCGATGGATTTGGAAATTTAATTTCGGGAGGAGGAATACTTTTTAGAACATTTACTAATCATCCTTTTTTAATTCAAACTAATGCAACAAACAGGCTTATAATAACTGCTAATGGTAATTTTGGAATTGGAACTACAACGCCACAAAGCGGTTATCGTTTACACGTTGTTGATAGTGTGTACGTTGGAGGCAATGTTAGTGCATCAGCTTATACAACACGTTCTGACTACAATTTAAAAGATGATATTTTTGATATAAAGTATGGGTTAAATGATGTTTTAAAATTACAACCTGTTGAATATACATATAAAAGTAATGGAAGTAAACAACTTGGTTTTATTGCTCAAGATATCGGTACGATTTTACCAGAGGTTGTAAGTTTTGAGGAATCAATGTCTGTAAATTATCAAGCCATTATTCCCATCCTCACCAAAGCCATACAAGAGCAACAAGCTCTTATCAAAGCCCTTGAACAAAGAATTATTAACCTCGAAAATAAATAAAATGAGATACCTATTTTTATTCCTTCCCTTGTTTTCCTTTGCGCAAGACGTTGTAAAAGACACTGTTTACATTCAAAAGCAGGGAAACATTTATTACATTATTCAGCAAACTACTTTGTCGGATAGCACAGTCACTGGCTCAAAGCAAATATTAGGCGATAGTGCAACTGCTATTCAAAGCCTTGTCACCGATGCAGAAAGGCAAAGCAACACGTTAGCCATTCATGCAAAGCCTATTATCACAAAGGGCAAAGCGGTGCAAAGGATTAATTACTACAATGACTTACACGTTCAAATAAGTGGTAAGCCTGTGTATTTTACAACGGCTCAAAGGGACACGGCAAAGTTTTTGGGCGACTGGAGGTTAAATTTTAACGGTGATCCC